CAGGTCGACCGCTCGGGCCAGGTCGGCCTGGGTCTTGCTGACTCCGGCAAGCACCTCCTTGAGTTTCAGCATCAGTTGCCTCCTACGACGCGCAGGCCAGGCCGGGCCGGCTTGCGCAACTGGTTGGCGATGGCGTCGAGCTGGTCTTCCGGCACGCCTTCGGGGTGGGTCTTCTTGAGCCAGGCCATCGAGTCCGTGGTCCAGGCTTCACCCAACTGCGCGCGTAGACGTTTGGCCGCCTCGACATGCGGAAGGAGCGGAACCTCTACGATGGGGGCTACCAAGCTGTGTTCCGTGCCGCGTCGCGGCATAAAGGTGGGCAGTTGGGTGTCGTCGATATGTTGGAAGGGCTTCAAGGCACCGCCGAACGGAACGGCCTTGGCCTTGCGCGCAGCCTGCACTTCCGTTTCGCTTTCGACGCCATAGGCCAGTTGGTCAACAGCTTTGCGGGCCTTCTGCGCCGGAGTCTCAGCCTGACGGCTGAACGTCTGCCCGATCACCGGTGAAGTGGTCGCGTAGCCGCCCTCATCCTTCTCGACCTTGGGAAGGACATAGAAGACCTGACGGCCCTGCTCGTTGACCGTGACCAGTTGCACTGCATCTTCGCGCCAGGGGTTGCGAGTGATCAGCACACGGTCGTTGACGTTCACGTCCGGGACAACCGAAATGTCGTACTCGCATCCTCCGAACGAGACGCGAAGTTTGGCCGTGACCTTCCGAGACTCTGGTGCCCTCACCGCAAGCTCCCGGCACAGCTCGACCGTGGGCGCCTTGATCAGTTGGTCCGCCCGGATGGTCATCCAGAGTTCTGACCTGGTGCGCCTATGCCGGCTGTGTACGGCCGTCGCATTGAAGTGGGCGCGCCACTTCTTCGCTTGGGCGTTGAGTTCGTCCAGGTCGTTGACCGGTTCGAACTTCAGCTTCGACTCGAACTTGCGCTCGATGATGTTCCGGGCGTTCTCGACCGAGCCCGTAACCCGCGCCACGCCTGGCGCGTGCACGATGACCTCGATGCCCAGGGAGCAGCAGAGGTTCTTCGACATCGCCGAGATGTTGGCCGAACCAGGGTCCATCATCAGGATGCGTGGCACGCCGTGGAGCATGTCGGCTCCACCACGCTCTTGCATGGCCTCGATCAGCACCGTGCAGAAGTTCTCGCCACTCTCGGCGCCCATCACATAGCGAACGTAGATCCAGCCGGTGTAGTGATCGGTGATCTCGTAGGACCACACACGGTCAGCGGCCACGCGATCCAGGTTCGCTGGCTTGTTCTTGTAGAACTCCTTGCGATCCATCACCTGTAGGCCGCTAGCCTTCTTGTTCGCCCCAGGCTTCAGGTAGTAGAGGACGCAGAGGGACGCATCGATCTGCCAGACGTGGTTCGGATGCAGGCTGCGCAGTTCGGTGACCGGCTCCGGCGCCAATAGCTGGGATGGATGCAGGCGGTAGCTGTGCAGCGCGCGGCTGATCGCGCTGATCGACATCGGGCGGATCTCTCCGGTGCGTCGGTCGACAGACTCCGCACGGATCAAGCCGCTGGCGCGAAGATCCTCGACCGCATCAGCAACGGAATACAGGCGCTTCGCGTTATGTCGGGCCGAGTGGATCAGCGCCGTGCTGATCACCAGGGCCTCGTCACGCCCCAGGCGGCTCTGCCCCGAGTCCTTGCGCCGCTTACGCGGTGCGCGCTCGCGCACCTGTACATCCTTCAGCTTGCGGTAAAGCGATGCCAGCGACAGACCCAGCTCTGCCGCGGCTGCTTTGCATAGCGCCGTGCGCTGCCCTTGACCGGCGCTCTGTAGCTGCCGGTCGAGGTCAACCAGGCGCTGGGTGATGACGGCAGACACGGCCATGATCAGGCTCCCACTCCGTCCGCGAACTGGGCATCCAGGGCGGCCATATCGGCCCCCACCCAGTCGGGTGCCTGGTCGCGACCAAGCTCTGCAGGCAGGTCGAACTCGTTGCGTACCTCCTCCAGGAGTGATTCCAGGTGAACGATCAGTGCAGCCTGGAAGGCGCGATGGTCGGCACCTTGCTCCTCGGCCTGCTCGGCCAACTTGGCGAAGCCTTCACGCAGTTGCCCCATGATCCCGACCTCGACCTCATAGGCCATGGAGGTGACTTCCTGACGCAGCTCTGCCGCGCGCTGGTCGGCCGTCATGGTTTCCACCTGGCGGCGCGTCTTCTCCAGTTCGAGCTTGGTGTTCTGCAGGTTCTCGGTGGTGTTGGCCAGCAGGCGCCCCTGCGCTTCCTTGTCCTCGCGGAGGTCGCGCAGAGCCTTGCGCAGCTCGCGGCAGCTCATGCGCTCGATGTCGTCCAGGTCGAGGCCTGCAACCGTTCCGCCATCAGCAAGTTCGGCCAGGCTCTCGTCATCCTCTGCCAAGAGTTCAAAGAGCTTGCTCTTTCCCAAAAGCGCCAACGTTGGCGCTTTTGCCTGAAGCTTGGGAGAAAGGAACCGAAGGGAAGCCTGCATCATGCGTTGCGCAGTTCGCTCTGGAATACCAAGTTGTTCCCGGAGCAGTTGTTCGAATTCCCCGTGGGGCTCATGCTCCTTCAGCACGATCAGGCGCTTTCCGGCTTCCAGCATGGCTTCTGCCGACTGGGCCATGTAGAAGCGCGCCTCATTGACCACGCGGATGCGGTCGTAAGGGAGGCCGTCGCCGAACTGCGCCATGACCTCGGCACTGTGCTCCGTCATGGTGGCGATGTTCTGGTTGATAGCGGCGCTATCCAGTTCCGGCAGCTCTACTGCGGGTTTCGGTTTGGTGGCAGTACGTCCCATGGGTATCCCCTCAGATCATGGAGCCGGCAGCGACCCGGCGGTTGATTTCGTTGATGCGGTTCTGCATGCGGCTGACGTGATCCGCATGGGCCTGGGCTATCTGCAGCATGCTGACGCTGTGAGCGAATCGGCCGTCTTCTCTACGCTCGGCCAGGCCGGCCTCGATGAGGGTCTGCATGTAGCGGGTGATGTTGGCCGGGCTCTCGCCTAGGGCCTTGGCGACTTCGCCATTCGAAAGGCCCGTCAAGGTGTGCCCTTTCAGCGCGATCAGAACGCGCAGGACGCGCAGCGCGGTTTCGTTGACGCGTTTCTCAGTCATCGGAATCTCCAAGTTCGAGCTGGGGGTGTTCGTGTTGGGTGACGTTTCCGTGGTGCCAGGCCAGGGACTCCAGGCCCGCCCGCAGCGCGTCCAAGGTCTTGTCCCGGTCTTGGCTGCCGGCATGGAAAGCCAGGAGCGCCCCAACGGCGTCATGCAGGACGGTCTGCAACTGCTGCACATCCTTGGGCGACGTCGTGCGACCAGTCGGGATGTCGATGAGGAGCTTTCCGTGGGCGGCCGCCAGGTAGCGTGTGATCAGCGGAATGCCAGTGGCTTTCTCCAGAGGCACCACCAAGCACAGCGGCAGTCGGCCGTTGGCCATCCACTTGTAGAGACTGGATTGGTTGGTCTGCCCCAGGTGGTCGATGGCCAGGCGCTCGACCCCGCGGTTGTACCTCTGCGTACCGTGCTCCACGCAGCCCTCAATGGATGCACAGGGCGAGCGCGGCACCCAGGTCTTCCAGTTCCGGCGCTTCATTGGACTGCGCTCCAGAAGCCCCAGTAGTCGGCGTCCAAACAAATAGCTGTTTTCACCATTGGCAAAGCTATTGCGACAACGCCAGCCTGATGGGGTACATTCATCTGCGTCGGAGAGACAGACATGGCTACCCCCGATCACTTGGTTCTTGATGCGTCGATGCGCTCGGCGTTTGTTGCTCTGGCACGTCGACTGGCGATTGATCACGGCTTTGACCTGCTAGGCCTTGCCTGTGACCTGGAGACGCTGGCTGACGCGCAGTCAGGCGAGACATGGCAGATGCCGCATCGGGATCTGGCTGGTGTACTGCGGTATGTCGCCGAGGGGGCTCAAGCAAGCGAGAGCTGATCTGGTGGGCCTCTTCACGATCCAGGCGATGGTTGAGCAGCCGTCCAGCGCTGATGAGCATCAGTCGATCGATCAGGCGCTCAGCGCCTGGCGATGCAGCGCTCCGGTCCACCAGCAGGAGGTTGCATTGGTGAGCGTCGGCTAAGTGCCAGACGATGTCCGAGGCATCACCGGGGGCGCAGGCGATCAGAGCATCGAGCGCGGCACGCCAGGTGTCCATCGGGGCGGGAGTCAGGTCAATGTGCTCGACCGGCGGCTGAATGCGAGGCATGGCTGTACTCCTCAGGCAGCGAGCTGCTCGACGGAGAGCTTCATGCCGAGCTTCAGGGCGATTTCGTGGGAGGTGCCGCGGCGGCCTTTGAACTGGCCGTTGATAACCATGTACACCTGGTGTCGGGGATAGCTGTTAGCCTCGGCCCAGGCCGAGACCGTTACGCCAGCGGCGCGGAAGAGTTCCTTGACGCGCTCTCCGGTGTACGGGGTGCGAGTGGGGAGCGGATACGGGACGTTCATGACGGGGTTCCTATCTGCTGAAAGATTGCTAATAAACCAATGCATGTGCAGTGCTTTGGTGTGAATTGATACTGAGGAACGAATGTTCCCATGTCAAGAGAAAAGAGGAACGTTTGTGCCCTTTTTTGGAGAGCGTTTGCGCGCGGAGAGGGAACGCCTGGGCCTTAGCCAGCAGGAATTCGCCGACATCTGCGGTGTCACCATGCGAACCCAAAGAAACTACGAGAAAGGTGATCGCCAACCAGATGCGAGCTACTTGGCTGCTTTGACCCAAACGGGTGGTGACGTGCTCTTTGTTCTCACTGGGCAACGTCAGGTAGGCGCGGCGGCATGGTTGATTGACGTTGATCGCTTAGCCCGCATAGTGAAGATGCTCGAAGCTTTCGCCCGAGATGCCGGGAAGCGTTGGCCGAGTACCCAACTCATGGCGGTGGCAGCCGAGGTTTACAACGCCTTATTGGACGAGCCCGCCTTGGATGAACCCAAGGTCGAAAGGATTTTGAAGTTGGTAGTGAATCGCTGAGGTAGCAAGGAGTGGTAATGCAGAGCGGGGACGATGGCTTGGCCAAGCTGGCCGAAAAGCTTCACGGTATTCGTGAAAACCTTCCTGGAGCGGATGGTGAAACGCCGAACGTGCCGGCGTCCGATATCCGCATTAAGCGCAACAGCGGCAACGTCAATTTCGGTACCCAGGTCAACATCGGCGCCCCCATCATATCGGAGCCGATTGCCCTCTCTCAGCGGAGGAGCTTGAACAACAGGGTGGAGGAAATCGCAGGGATCTACGGCGTCGATCCTCGCGTCATCTGGCGCGAAGTCCTTCATACGAGATTCGGCATCGGTAACGTCGGTGAGCTATCGAAGGCGCAGTATGTCGAGGCTGTTCAAGCGCTAGATGCCCACGAAGCACAGCTCAAGGCTCTGGCGGCGGAAAACAGAGAGCAGAGCCATGTAAAGCGCTTGGTTGCAGAGGTGCTACAGCTCGCGAATAGCCGGGGGGCCTATCAAGACATGGCCAAATTCTGCTCCCGTGAGTTCGGCCTGACCGTCCTGAATGACCTGAGCCCTGATCAATTGAAGCTGGTACTCAAATATCTAGACGAGGCCACAATCGCTCAAGATCTGCCGACTAAAGAGGCTGCCGCAGAACGCCAGACATCTCCAAGGCCTACCGCATATTCACTGGGAGGCTTCGTAGCGGAAGCTAAAGCGTTGGTCCTTCAGTACCCCATTCACTGTGGCGCCATCGCTCTAGTACTGCTCATGTTGGGCAAGATCATCTAATAAGCAGCTTTGCACTGGTAAATGAATGGGAGAGGTATGGCCAGGATCAAGACGAAGGTGCGGTTCGCGGGTGGAGGAGCTTTCATTCAACTTCTGGGGGTATTGGCACCGGTTGTTGGTGGAGTGCTTCTCGGCGTAATTGGCGGCGCTATAGGTGGAGTGATCGGTATTGCCCTGTTTTTCATAGGCAGCGAGAAGTCCAAGTTCGCTTGCTGTTCCGAATGTGGGAATCCGGTAGCTGGCCGCTTCGTCAAGATCTGTCCGGTCTGTCGTTCGGTATTCGACGGGACCCGCTCAGCAACTCTAGAGTCAGAGCCCGTCCCACCAAGCAGCGGCCTCCGAGATACCATCGTGTTCCTTGGTGGAGCGGTTGCTGTTGTCGCTCTAGTCCTTGGGTTGAAGTATCTCCTCTGAACATACACTGCAACTGGCTGCGATCGAAAATCAGGTTTCGCAAGCTTTGAAGTGCCTCGACGAACTGAGTGGCATGCAACTGCCCAGCGAAGAGCATAAACATCACTATCGCGAGATAATGGGAAAGTAAGAGATGGAAGCTAAAGGGAACGCCGCAGAGCGGTTGCTCAAGATACTTGAAGGAATGAAACGTACTCCACCTAAGACACCGTTGTCTGTTGCCTGGGCTAATACTTTGGGATGCCAAAATCCTAGAGAACTATTTCGCTACTTGGCTGACGTGATTCATCTTGCAGATGAAGCGCGGCGAGAGGTCTCTGCGTTACCGGATCTCAATCAAGAGCTGTTCTTGGCCCCGTTCACCAACATAGACAACCTGCTAGGTCGAACCAGCCTGACCCAACACTGGGGCGATTACATAGCCTTGTTAGATGATGCCACTCTCCTTGGACTTCGCTTTGCAGCTGAGCGTGTGAGTCGAGAGGGAAAACCAGCTGCCTACCTGGCTGAGGAGGTTGCAGCAGAGCTGGTTTCCGAACTAAATCAGATGCTTGAGCAAGTGGTTGCTTCAGAGTTGCCAGATGAGCTTAAGCATCTTTTCTGTCGCAATCTTGAGGAACTTCGCCATGCGTTGTTGGCGTTTAGAATCTCTGGTGCCCAAGGAATAGCGGATGAGATTGACCGGGCCCTCGGCTCTATCGTGAGGCACAGGGAAGTAATCAGAAGTGAAACTCCTAGCTCAGAGGAAAGCTTAGTGGAGAGGGTGTTCAAGCTCCTCGAGCGGGTAAATTCAACTATCAGCTTTGCCCAGAACACTGCTCCTCTTGTACCGGCCTTGAAGGGACTCTTGGCGGTTCTACCCAATTGACATCCTGCTGATTCTCGCACCTTCCAAAATACTCTCAGCTCTCGCGTGGGGATGATCGTCACACCTGCTTGCAGGTAGGACCTTCAGTCAGGCCAAGGATGGCCGCCCCATCGGGAGCATCGTTATGTCATCGCCGCAACCCCGGCGCCGCCGCGCGCCGCGTATGACCAGCTGGACGCTGGTCACCCTCGTCCTGCTGATCATCCTCGCCGCGATTCGCCCGGAGCAGCTCCAGGTCGTCGCCTACAAACTTGTCCTAGTGACCCTGGGCGCGGTGGCCGGTTACTGGATCGACCGCAGCCTGTTCCCGTACGTGGCCCGCCCGCACGAATGCTCGGCCAACCTGGTCGTCGTAGGTGCCTGGCTGCGCCGTGGGCTGATCGTGCTGGCCTGCATCCTCGGCCTGACGCTGGGACTCTGACCATGGGCGCCCCACAAATCGTCTGGATCGTGCTGGCCTCTGTGGTCCTGGTTACGTCCTATGCGTGCGATGGCCTCACCAACGTGATCAGCTTCAAGCAGCGCGTATTCGACGTGATCGCGATGACGGCCCTGGTGTGGTGGGGAGGCTTCTTCGGATGAAGCGCCTGCTCACCCTCAGCCTGCTGGGCCTGCTGAGCGCCTGCCAGCCGGCCTTCGCGACAGATCGCATCCCCACTGCCGCCGAGCAGTACCGGCGCACCCTGGTGCGCAGCGCCCATGCCGAATGGGGCCTGTCGGCGCCGATCGCCACCTTTGCCGCACAGGTTCACCAGGAAAGCCGTTGGCGTGCTGATGCCCGCTCGCCTGTTGGTGCCCAGGGTCTGGCGCAGTTCATGCCCGGAACCGCGGAGTGGATCGCCGGCCTGTATCCGGCCGCCCTCGGCACCAATCAGCCGTTCAATCCTGGCTGGGCACTGCGCGCGCTGGTCACCTACGACCGTTGGCTCTACGACCGAAACCAGGCCTCCAGCGAGTGTGATCGCTGGGCATTCGTACTGTCCGCTTACAACGGCGGCCAGGGGTGGGTAAATCGCGACCGAAGGCTGGCCTCGGCATCCGGCGCCGACCAGCTGGCCTGGTTCGATTCCGTCGAGCGCTTCAACGCCGGGCGCTCGGCCGCCAACTTCCGCGAGAACCGCAACTACCCGCGCCTCATCCTGCTGCGCTACGAGCGGATCTATCTGCTGTGGGGCGACGGTGTGTGCGGAGAGAGGTACACCCTGTGAGACTGTCCTCCAGCATCACCTTGGCTCTGAACGTTACCTACCTCGACCTGGCGGTGATTCAGCGGCTGTTCGCAGGCAGTCGCGACTTCCTACCGGCACCTGAGCTGTATTGCTCGCCAGTGCCGCGCGAGCGGCATGGTAAGTCCGGTGTGGCTCGGGCAAAACGCAAGGCGCGCAAGTACCGTCGGCAAAGGGGGCGCCATGGGCATCCTTAGTCTCCTACGCTCCAACTGGTTCTGGGTTGCGCTGGTTGCAGTGCTGTACAGCGTAGCTGTAGTGATCCACGGCTCCGCAAGCTACGACCGTGGGTACGCCACCGCTCGTGCCGAAGGCGACGCAGCGCTGCTCAACCTGCAGCTGCAGCATTCCAACGAGCTGGCCAAGATCGCTGGGGACAACCTCCTGCAGTTCCAACAGCAGGTCACTCGCGCGAATCAGGCGGAAGCGCGATTCCTGTCAGTCCAGGACCAGTTCACTGCCCTCCAGCAACAGCTATCGGAGCGTATCGCCCATGTCTCGACCCAATATCGGCCGGCACCAGGTGCTTCCCCTGTGCCTGCTCCTCGCTTCGTTGTCACTTGCGGCTGGCTGCGGGACTACAACCACGCCCTCGGCGCCGATCTGCCCTCCCCAGCAGCCTGCAGAACTGCCGCCAGCCCTCAAGAAACGGCCTGGCCCGCCTCCGGCGCTGACGCCGAACTACTGGAAAGCGGTGTCAGCGCGGCTGACATCCTGGCCCATGCCCGCGATTACGGGAAATGGTCTCTCACCAACCTGGCGCAACTGAATGCGCTGCTCGATGTAAACGACAAGGAAACTCACTGATGGACTTGGACTTCGTGCTGCGCGCCGGCCAGTTCGTATTCACCGCGGCGGTGGGCCTGTACTCGCTGGCTGCTGCGCGTCGTTCCAGCTCCAAGGCCGAGGCCGAGCACCTGACGAATCGGCTCTCATCCCAGGACAACCGACTTCTCACCCTGGAGCAGCAGATGCTCCACCTGCCGGACAGCCAGCAGCTGTCGGAGCTGGCCGGCGACATGAAAGCCATGCGCGCCGAGCTGTCGGGGTTGGCCAAAGCGCTGGACCCTTTGACTCGCTCGGTTGATCGCATCAATGACTACCTGCTCAGCGAGAGACGCCCATGACTAGCAACTACTCCGATTTCATCAGCCAGGACCGCCGCCTGGTGATCCTGCGCATCCTTGCGGAAATGCCGACCTACCAGGCCAATAGTTCGGTGCTGCACACCGTCCTCAGCCAGTGGGGACATGATCCCAGCCGCGACCAGGTGAAGGGCGAGTTGCGCTGGCTGGAGGAGCAGCAACTGGTGAAGATCGAGGACGTCAGCAACGGCGCAGTGCTGGTTGCGAAGCTGACCGAGCGCGGCGCCGACGTGGCCGCCGGCCGCGCCCGAGTGGACGGCGTGAAGCGTCCGGGAGCCTGACCATGGGCCGCAAGTCCAGCATCGACAAGCTGCCACCGGATGTGCGTTCGTTCATCGAGCGCTCCCTGCGCGAGAACCGCCTGACCCTGGACGAGCTGATCGAGCAGCTGCAGGAGCGCTTCCCAGGCAAGGAAAAGCCCAGCCGCTCAGCAATCGGTCGATACAAGGTCAGCTTCGACGAGATGACTCGGCGTCTGCGCGAG